GTCAATGGCTTCACCGGCGTCGCGCTTCGACATCCCCGTGTTTACAAGGTCTTGAAAGATCTCTTCGTCCGATGTCGGATAGGTCAGGAGGATGTCGTACTCCCAGCCAGCCTCCGCCGCTGCCACTGTGCCGGTACTGCGACTCGACGCGTGCAAGATCTTCTGCATCTCGTTGTGCTCCGGCCTAGCATAATGCACGTCTGAGGTTGCCAGAAGCGGGATGCCGTACTCCTTGGACCAGATGGCATACTGCTGGTTGATCAGGTGCGTCCTGGGCAAGCCGGGGAAGCGCTGAGTCTCGAGATAGAACCGGTCGCCTAGGAGGCGTTTGTACGCCTTGAGAACCTTGACCGCAGCATCGTAGTCTGGTTCCAATCCCTTGCCGCCGAGTAGCTGCGAAGCAAGGTGGCCGTCGGAGCATCCAGAGGTGCAGATGATGCCTTCGTTGTTGTCTTTGAGATTGGGGATGGTGACCGTGGGCCAACGATAGAAGTCATCAGCCCACGACCGCGTCACCATCTTCATCAGGTTCTGATATCCGGGCACGTCCATGGCGAGCATGGTCATGTGCCACTTGCGCTGGTTCTGAATCTCGCGCATGTTCGGCATGGCCGTGTAAGCCTCCAGGCCAAAGATGGGCTTGATGTGGTGGAGGATGGCCGCCTGCTCAAGCTTGACGTGCGAAGACACATTTCCGTGCTCGGTGATCGCCAATGCGTTACCGCCCAACTCAGCCACGCGCTCGACGTGCTCTTCGGGCAGGCCGAAGCCATCCCCGTACGAGAACGTTGTGTGCGAATGGAGGCTTACATATTTCATTTAGAAGTCCTCATCCTCCTCGATGTCGGCGATCTGCTCCTGCTCGGAGTCGTCGCCTTCGTGCTTCCATTCGAACGTCGTGTTCGCGCGGGAGACTCGTCGGTCGCACATGGAGCACGGGACCACCCCATACTCCGCCGGATGCCGAGGCCACGCCGTGTGCTTGCGCGTGTTCTTTGCACGTTCGGTATTGAGAGCGGTTCCGTCGTCATGACCATCGGCGGCTCGCTCGCGAAGCTCCTGATCCAGACCTCCGAGGATTCCGAGATACGGGAGCATGTCGAGCAGGCTGTCCTCGTGCGGCACGTCGTAGTTGTTGGCGTACCTAGTGAGTTTGACGATGATGAGCTCGAAGATGTGCCAGCGGTCGTCATCCGCTGCGGTCACCAGCGGCGGACGGCCATCCGGGAACAGCGCAACCATGACGCGGCCAACCGAACGGAAGTTGTCCTTGTAGACCGCAGACCTGTCGCGATACACATCAGACGACTGCTCCAGGATGCCAAGCACGCGGCCTTGGAATTCGGTCAAGCCGGGAGCGTTTTCAGCCTCGCCTCCGCTGATGTCGTAGCCGAGAGACTTGCCAGCCTTGTCGCGTCCAGGGCAACGAAAGCTTCCGACGACCGACGCCCAGTCGTGCGCCTCATGCCGCCAATCGGACATGCAGACGACCTCCTTGGGTCGCGCTGTCACGAGGCACGCTCGATGCGTTCGATGACCTTGGTGTAGACGCCGAGGGCTGCGAAGGTGTCGTAGATGGTGTAGCGGTACTTGCGCCCGTTGCCGAGGAGGTACGCGTTGGTGTGCGTCTGGGTGAGAACCTGCTGGATGATCGGAGCGTCGAAGGTCGGCGCGGGAACTCCGGCGTCAGCGTGGATGCCGACGTGGCAGAGGCGACCGCCTACGAGGTTGGATGCGTAGTTGGGACCTTCGGTGTATCGAAGGATCTCCACCTCTACGCCCATGTCGTAGTTGAACAGGAGCTTGGCGGTGTTCTCGCCCTCGACGCCGCGCACCGTGCCGGCAGCGAGAACGATGTCTTCGATCCACTCGGCGTCCTGGAGGCCGAGAGCGATCTTGATCTTGCGCTCGTCCTCGTCGTTGTATGCGATGTATGCAAGCTGATCGATTTTGCCGTTGAACATTGGTTACTTTCCTCCATTGAGCGTGACCGTGGAGCCGTTGAGCCCCTCCGGTCCATTGAGCGCAAACACGATTGCGTCTGCTACTTCTTCCTTGGTCATGCGGCGTCCGAGGACGGAACCCTTGTCCTCGTAAGCACGCGCGGCCTCCGGAGTCCAGTTGCGGAACTCCGGAATGTCTTTGGCAAGCTGGTTGGTCATGCCGGTGTCGTCCACCACGCCCGGCGACACGGCGACCGTGATCCAGTCCGGAGCAAGTTCGCGAGCCATGACTCGGACAGCCATGGCGAGAGCCGCCTTGCTCGCGCAGTATGCGACCGAGCCGCGCATGGGCGTGTCGCTGGCGTCTGAGACCACAACGGCGTAGCGCACCCGGTGTCCGGGGTGAGCGGCCAAATGAGCCTGCGCCACCAAGATGGCTCCGGTAACATTTATCTCGAAGATCTTGTCGAGGCTTATCTTAGTGATGTATTCGATCCAGGCAAGCTTGGTCACGCCCGCCGAGTAGACGATCTGGTCGAACGGACCGTTCGCCTTCATGTATGCGAGCATCTTCTGCTCTCCGAGGACGTTGAACTCGTCGCGGGTGGGCAGGAAGATTTCGGACTCTACCGGGGCGTCCGAGTTCCTGATCGTCTTGTAGACGGCGTCGCCAATTCCTGCGGTGTGCCCGCCGATAATCAGAACCCTGTTCTTGTCGCTCATCGTGTTCCCTCCAGGACCTTGTGGTCCATGATCCATCCCTCAGCAACGCTGAGGATCTCTTCGCTGTCTACTGCCGTCTGCACCTTCGTGCGAACTGAGCGGAATGCCTTGTTGTGCCCGCCGACTCGCAGCATGGCCCGGAGGCCGAGCGCCTGCGCCGCGACGACGTTCTCTGGCAGATCGTCGACCACGCCGACGATGCGGTTCTTTCCGACGATGTCCACGAGGTCGAGGTATTTGTCCTCGCCGTAGATGACGCCGTCCACGCGCCCGATGTTGTGCTGGAGCCAGAACTGCGTGTCCGGGTCGATGTTGTCGAGGCGCTGCCAAGGTCGCGTCGTGGCGATCCATACCTGCACGCCGTACTCGTTGCGGACGGTCTCGACAAGCTTGCGGCTGTCTGTGAAGATGGGCAACGAGCGCTTCATGCCGCCTTGTCGATAGGCGAGCTTGATCTGTCGGTAAACCTCCTTGGGCAGGCCGAGCGCCTCGCTGAATTCAGCCGTGTCGGAGAACTCCCAGTTGATGTGGATTGGGCGCTGCAGATACAACTCTGCGAACCAGCGGAAGTGCTCGTAGTAGTCGCCGAGCGTCCCATCGATATCCAGGGCCAAGACAGGCGCATGCGGGTGCAAGCGGGTCATTTGATTCGTTCCTTCCAGAACAGTATTGGGCCTATCGAGAACCCGGTCTTGATGCGCCGGTACAAGCCGTACATGCGCCAGTCGCGTCGGCTGAGGATCCGCGATCCGCAGTATGGTCCGACATGGAAGTCTCCGATGCTCATCCTCATCGTGCGAGGATTTCTGCTGTGTCGTAGAATGCGGAGTCGGACAGGACGCCTTTCTTCCAGGCTCCATATCGTCCCATGCTCAGGACCGTCGGCCAGCAGTCACACGTGGTGCTGATCGGCTTCTCGACTTCCCAGACCTCCTTGGCGTTGGGCTTCCGGTCGTGCGGGAACTCGGTGTTATCCCAGCCATGGATGCGGCTCTGGCGATACCACCAGTCCTCTGCGTCGCCGGAGCACACGACGAGGTTGTCGGGCATGATCTCTGCTGCGAAGACGCCGACCGGCTTGACAAAGTTGGTGGACCAGATCTTCTGGGATACGAACTCGTGCACGCTCGGAGAGGCGCAGAGGATCTTGGCCGGAATGGTGTTGATCACTTCGTCGAATTCCGAGACGATCTCCTGCATGTCCTCGGTGTTGGCATCCCAGTATTCGACGTTCGCGCCGTAGAGCTTCCATGCGGCCTCATAGGCCTCGCGAATGTCCCAAGCATCTGCGACGCCGGTCAGGGTCAACGGCGAGACGAGGATATCGGACAGGTCGCCATACACCTTGTCCCGGTAGCCTTCAACGCTACCCTTGAGGCGGTAGTCCACCTTGAAGGATTCAGCGGACAAGCCGGGGATCGGGCGATGGAGATACTGAGCACCGCGCATGAAGCTTCGACGCGGCTTGGACAGGATAGTGACCTTGTGCCCGGCCAGCGTCGCAGCGTGAGCTGCGAAGAGACCGGCTGGTCCACAGCCTAGGATGGCGACGTTCATTCTTGGATCCTTTCGAGGATGTTCGTGGGGAGCTTCCGCTCGCCGGATGCGAGCAGACCCCGGTCGTATTTGGACAACTTGAGGATATAGCCTCCGGCGTCGACGACGATGGGCCAGATGTACGGCATGTTCACCGGCGTCCGAGGCCAATCATATCGACCCGGCCAACGCCGCATCATGTTGGACCTATGAGACCGCAGGACGTCAATGTCCTGAATCCACGGCGGAAGCACGAGCGGCTCGTCTCCCTCGCTCCCGGCTCGCAGTTGAGCCACACCCTGTGCCATCACCTGTGGGCGAAGACCGGTCGTCACACCGAAGGAGACCATCACAGCCGCGCAAGCCACAGAGTAGCCAGCAAGCGCCACCTCATAGCCCTGCCACATCCTGGACAGCGGAAGCGGAGCGGCCTTCATATCAACGTCCGGCTCTCCGAACAGAAGCTCGTTGAGAAGGCTCTGGCTGTGAATCTGCGCCATGGCAAGCTCCGGTAACTCCATGTCGAGCGCCGAGTCGAACAGGCTGGCCCGCGTCATCCATGTCATCATCGAGCCAGCGCCTCTACGACGATGACGTTGCTTGAAGTTGGCCGGACGATCAGATCGCAGCGACCCATGGCATCCATGCGGATCTCCAGTGCGCCGTCTTCACGCCGTTCGACTGACAGAGTCTCGTTCATAGCCGGGTCGCCTAGCGCAAACAAGATCCGGTTGTACTTGCCGTCTGATAGATAGACTCGGTTGCCATTGTCGAACGCCGACCCTTTGTTGTACCAAACATTGGTGCGACCCCTCTCCGTCTCTTTGCGAGATGCATCCAGCTTCTCTTGCAAGCGATCTGTTTTCTGCGCCTCCAGCAAGAGTTGACGCTTCAGGCTCTTGACCTCGGCGCGCAGTTTTGCATCTCCGGGGATCTCAGCGACCACGCGCTCCTCATTGTCCTTCCAAAGTGCTTTCAATTCCTTCTTGTCCAGCTCTGAGATGCTGACATCTACGATGTTGTAAACGCTCGTACCGTCCATCCCAAGAGAAGACAGGTCGGCGTTTTCAGTTGAGCTTCCCAGCTCTTCCAGGATGGCTTCGGCGATCTCGTCTCGACCGGCAAACTTGCCCGTCTCGCGCTCGACCTCGATCTCGACGAGGAATGTGAGCTTACTCATGCTGATTCTCCCTCTTGCGTTGCGAGCTTCTCGCCTTCGTGCCAGTTCCATTCGGCGATCAACATCCGGAGATAGGTATCGGCGTAGCGTCGACGCGGTCGCCATGTGGCGCGGCGTCCATTGTGAAAACCGAACATGCTTTGGGTCCTTCCCAACAGGGGAGAGCCGGTCCCTCCG